TGCCGCTCCTTTCTGCCATTTAAATCCATGTTTTTCTCCAAAGAAAAAGGCAGCCTGAAAATGGCTGCCTGTGTTAAAAATGCTTGACTTTTATTTTAGTTATAACTAAAATACACCCATTGAGATTAAGAACTTCCAAAACAGAAATCCCGCTGCGGGAACAGCGGGAAATCCTAAAAAGAAAGGAGGTGATGCAAATGATTAAGTTCTTAATCTTATTGGTTTTGTTGCTTATCAGCTCGCCAGCATACTAAGTAACAAATGTTGATTAACCTAAAACAAGGGCGGGACTAAGGAGACCGCCCCTCCCAATCTTTCAAGCAATCATACCCGAAAGGATAAATCATGGCAATTACTCCCGAAGCCAAAAAACGCTACGCCAAAACTGCATCTGCCATTAACAAAGCTAAGATTGCCAGCGGCGAATATCGCCGATTAAGCATCCAAGCCAAAGCGGCTGAAATGGATGTCATCGACGAAGCCATTGCCAAAGCAGGCGGCAGCCGCACGCAAGCGCTGCTCAAAATCTGCCGCGAATGGTTGGCAAAATAACTATGATTTCGCCCGCGCCGCGCCTTGCAAGGTATCAAATAAGGTTTGCTGGCTCACTTTTTTCAACTGCTCCACAAAGCTGCTTTCGGCAAACAATTTGCCGCTCAACGCCTTGCCATCAGGCAGCCTGAAATCCAGCGTAATGTGTTGCATCGCTTCCTGCCTGCCTATCATGCCCGCAAAATTGCCTACCGCTGCGCTAAATGCACCCACGGCTTGGCTAAACACGGTTTCGCTTTGTGTGGCAGGCGGGGCAAGACTTTGGGCGGCGGCTTGCATGGCGGTGGATGCCCGCTCCATGCTGGCTGTTTGCTGCTGCGTAGCGTTGCCTTGCAGCGTGGCAACGGCTTGCATCACGTTGGCGATGCGCTCTTGCATGGCGGCAGCTTTATCTAGCTTCTCGCCTGTTTGCGAGTCTATGCCTGCCTTGGCAAGCGATTGCAGCGGCGCGTTGTACTTGCGCGTGGCGTTGTATTCATCCGCCTGCGCCTTGTATTTTGCCCACTGCGCATCAATGCCGCTTTCGTTGTTGGCTTGCAGCATTTTGTCTGCTGCCTTGTCCATTTTATTGCTTGCGCCTTCAATGGTTTTAAAGCTGGCTTCTTTGGCGGCAGTGGCATCCAGCAAGGCTTTGGCTTCTTGCAACTGCTCGGCGGTTGCGCCCGCGTTTTTCAAATCCATCAGCTTGATTTCGGCGGCAGATTTGCCCACGCGCTGCAATTCTTGGCGCAAGTCTTCCAAGGTTTGATTGACCTTGTTCTGCTTCTCTTGCAGCGCCACGGCGGTTTGCAAGGCTTCCACTTGTTTTAGCTGCGCCGCGCTTGCGCCTTGCATCGCCAGCTTCATGCGCTCGGCTTCGTCGCTGGTGGCGGCGTAGGACAATTTCAGCTTCTCTTGCAGGCTGTTGATGCTGTTTTCTACCGCTTCGCGCGTTTTGCTAGCAGCGGTGGCGGCGGCTTGCGCTTGGGTGTATTTATCCAGCTCGCGCGTGGCAGCCTGAAAATCTTGCTCAATCTGCTTGGATGCCTGCGCCAAATCTTTACTGATTAAATCCTGCTTGTCGCTGCCCGTGTATTGCGCATACGATTTTTCAATCTCGGCGCGGGCTTTGATGATGGCGGCGGCTTTTTCCTGTTCCAAGCGCAGTTTTTCCAGCTGCTCCTTGCTTTTTCCCAGTTGCTCGTTTTGCTCGGTGTACTTAACCACGCTGTCGGACAACGATTTGCGCAAATCATCCAGCTTGGTGTTCTCCGCTTTGTAGGCGGCAACGCTGCCTGCTTGACTGATTTTCTCGGCGGTGGATTGTTGGGTGTTGCCCAAAGTTTCTTGCAGCTTCTGCGCCACTTTCTGCTGTTCTTGCAGCTTCTGCGTGGCTTGGTCTATCGGGTGCAGCCAATCGTATAGCTTGGTGCCGATGCTTTCGGTTTCGTTATCCAGCCCAACCAAGCTGTTTGCCATGCCATAAATCCAGTTGTCCGCGCTTTTGCCTTGCGCGGCTTGGATGGCGGCGGCAAGCCCCGTAAAGCCCGCCGCCACGGCAGTTAAGCCCAACGACCATTTGCCCAGCCCTGCCGCCACAGGCGCGCCCGCAAAGCTGCGCAGCGATGCCGCGCTCACCCTTGCTGATGCCGCCAACACGCGCAGGCTGCCTGAAAAGCCTGTTACCTGCAAACCGGCAATCTGCGCCGCCGTGCCTGCGCGAGCAATCGCCACCGCGTTGCTGCCGTTGGCAATGGCAGATGTGGCGGCGGCTTGGCGCAAGGCAATATGCGCGGCGACGTTTTGTGCCATAGACGCGGCAGACGTTACCAGCCACGAAACCAGCTTCACGCCCGCCCATGCAGTGAGCAGCGTTACCACAGGCTTGATGTTGTTCGCCAGCAAATTCAGGCTGCCTGAAAGCACTTTCACCGCGCCCGATGATTCGCCCGATGTGCCAACAAATTCCACCAGCCGCGTTTTCAGATTAGTCATGCTTTGCGAAATGGTCATGTTGGTTTTGGCAAAATCGGCATCCACGCTGCTTGATGCGCGTTGCAAGGCTTTCACCAACACATCAGAGGTAAGTTGCCCTGTATTCGCCAGCGTGCGCAGTTTGCCCACGGGCACATCAAGCCCTTTAGCGATGGCTTGCGCCAAGCTTGGGGCGTTTTCCATCACCGAGTTAAACTCTTCGCCGCGCAGCACGCCGCTTGCCAGCGCCTGCCCAAACTGGGTTAATGCCGCGCTGGCACTTTCCGCGCTCGCCCCGCTTATGGCAATGGCTTTGTTCACGGTTTCGGTGATGCCCAGCGTGTCTTGCTGGCTGATACCTAGCTGCTTGGCGTTGGCGGCAAAACGCTGATACACGCTGGCAACGCCATCCAAATCCTGCCCTGTGCGCGTGGCGATGTTCAGCAACTCGCTTTGCGCGGTTTTCAACTCTTGGCTGGATGCGGTAACCAGTTTCAGGCGGTTGTTAAACTCCGTCCACTTATCCATCATCTGCGCGATGCCTGCCACGCTGCCAATGCCGATTGCGGCAATTGCGGCATTGCCCAACGAACTGCCGCTGCTGCGGTTAATGCGCTCGTGGGCGGCAATCAAGTTTTGCATGGCGTGCGCTTGGCGGATTTGCGCGGCGGTTGCGCCGTTGCTGCGTAACTCCATAAGCTGCATCTGCGCTGCCGTGCGCCCGATGGCAAGGGCTTGGCTATGCAAGCCTGACAGCGTGCGCTCCACCGCCGCGCGGCGGCGATTTTCAGCGGCAACCTGCGCTTCAATGCGGTTGCGCAGCTCGGCAAGCGCGATATTGTGTTGATGCACGGCGTTCAAAGTGGCACGTTGTGCATCGGTGGCGTTCACATTCTGGATGCGCAACGCTGTTACCGCGTTCGCGCCGCCGCGCAAATAAGCTTCGCTGCGTTGCAGTTCCCGCGACAAACTGCCCAAGCTGCCGCGCATCCGCGTCAGGCTGTCAATTGCAGATTGCGTGCTGCTGTTTAAACCGCTTGCATCTAGGTTGATGGATATATCGGTGGCTGCCATGTTTTACTCCACAAAAAAGGCAGCCTTTTTCAGGCTGCCTGATTTAATTATCTGTTACCGATTGCACGGTAAACTCTTCATCCACAATCGCGGTGTAGTCTTTGGTGGTAATTTTCCAGCCGCGCCCATTAGTTTCCACATCCACAGGGTTGCCCTCGGCATCGCACAGCGTGAAGCCTGTGGTTGAGCCTTGCAAGGCAGGCGGATAGCTGCTTGTGTTTTCGCAGGCAGGTTTAAAGCCGCCTGCGGTTGCCACTATTTCGGCGCAATCGGCTGGTTTGCCGCCGTTATCGTCCACAGGCTCACCGCCTTCGGCAATAACTGGGGTATACGACAAAGGTACCCATGCATCCGCGCGTCTTTCTCCGCCGTACCACATATTTCTGTTATATGCGCCATTAGCAAAGTAAATCTTGCTTAGTGTGTAGGGGAAATTAGGGGCTTTATCGGTCTCTTTTTGTTTGGTGTTAGTAGGAAATTCAACTTCACTAACAAGCCGTTCGGCAATACTTCTGATTTTTTCAGGGTCACGAGTATAGATAGTTTTAACTGTTTTTGTTGTTTTTTCAGGGTACTCCCAATACCGTAACTGTATTTTATAAACTCTATCGCCCTTTTTCGCCGTCGGCGGCGTGCAAGGGTCTTGCCAGCCATCGGGCTTTTTTGCCATATTCGGGTCAAAATTCACCGCAACGCATTGCCCTGTGTCGCAATCGTGCAAGCCTTCCAAGCGCGGCATCGGCTCGCCTACTTGTGGGCGGCGCAGCGGGTCGCCGATGGGGTCTTTTTGGTCATCGCCTTTTTTCCCACCCTTTTTCTTGTCGCCTTTTTTGTCATCCCCTTTTTTGTCATCCCCTTTTTTATCGCCATTCTTGCTACTTCCCCCGCCGTTGTACCAATATTCGCCCACCCCGCCCAACACGCGCTTGCCTTGGCGGGCTTCTTGGCTTTGGTTGTTTTTTTCGGGATAGCCGATGATTTTGCGGATGGCTTGGCTTAATTCGTTGGAATCCATTTAAATCCTCACGCTGATTGCGTCATTGGGCACGCCCACGCTATACGTTAATTTACGCTCCAAGGTGCGCGTATCCGTGCTCGCCGCTTCAATATCGGGGGCTTTAAAGCGCAGCACAACGGCTTGATACTTCTCTTGCTCCTTGCCTTGCACCACCGCGCCATTCACGCGCTGATAAATCATGCCGTAGCGATAGCGCTCCATGCCTATTTCTAGGCTGCCGCCCATCATGCTGCCGGCGATTTCATCTTCACCACCCTTGGGCAACAACACTTTGCCCACGCTGCTGCGATTCGTGTAGCGCGGAAAGGTCTGCGCAGGGTTTTCAGGCTGCCTGAATGGCGTGTATTGCCCATTGTCTTCGGCGTTTTGGAAAAAGCGGTATTGCACGGTGGTTTGCCCCAGCTTGGTCTCAAAGTTAAAGCTGTGGGTGAAATGCGATACCTTGGCTTTGCCGTGAAACAGCGGATGCTGGATTTCATGCGTGTGGCGCAGGTCAATATGTGGCATAAATTTCACTTCCAATTCCACCGTGTTTTGCCGATGCGCGGCAAGAATCATCGTGTATGCCGTGTGATACGCCACTTGCAAGGTGCGCGCCCACTCGCCGCCCGAATCGTCAAAATCGGCATACCAATCGCCATTATCGGCAGCCTGAAAACGAGCATGGGGGATGCGCGGCAAGTTGCCTTGTTTGAAAAATGGGTAATACAGCGTGTTTTGGCTGCTTTGCTCGTATTGCACCCTATCGGCGTGCGGATTATCAGCACTGTCCCAGTTCAAACCTTCGGGCGCATCCACGTTCACCGTGTAGCTGATGCCCTGCTTCACTTCCTGATAGCGGTTGATGGATGCACGGTTTTCCACGCGCATTTTGATGGTTTGCGCAATGGTTTGCGTCCAGCGCTTAATCGCTTCAATGCTGCCTGAAACCACATCGCTGTTAAACAGCTTGCTTTTGCTGACCAGCTTGCCGTTGTCGTCGTATTGCCGCGCGTTGCCATCGCGATACCACGCCATTTGCCGCCCATTGCAGTTATACCAGCCTGTGCGGGCGACGCGCTCCAAGTTATAGCCCCACATCGTCCAGCCTGTTTCATTGACTGCGCTGTTGATTTCGTTCAAATCGGGCAGTTGCCCAAATTTGGCGTATTCACACACGCCGATATTCAAATTCATGCTGATGATATGGCTGCGCTGCAACAGCCGCGTGTGTTGCAACGAAACTTCCACTTCAACCGCGTTGGTTACGCCGCCCACGCTGGCAAGCGATAATTTCGGCTCGCGTTTGTATATCACGCAAGGCGATAACACAGCATCGGCAACGGTTTTGGGCTGCCACGGGGTTAAATACGGCGTGCCATTGGCATCAAATTCAAAGCTGGCGGGGATGGTGGATAAGCGTTTATCCAATTCGTCTTTTTGCGTGTCAAATTTATCGCCATGCGCGGCTTTGGAAGTGTAGCCAATGGCGGCAATGGTGCTGTGCGGCAGCGCGTTGATTTGCTGCTCGCGTCTGTCGCTGCATTGGATGGTCAATGCGCCCTGCATATCGTAGTCCACGCTGTCCACAATGCCTTGATACAACTGCACCGTTTCGCTTGCGCTGATGGCTTGCACCACAATAGGCTGCGCATACCAGCGATACAAATCAATTTCGCGCGGCAGTTTGCGGTCGCGCTTGGGGCGAATCACAAACTGGCACAAATAGCTTTCGTTTTCGCCATGCGAAATGGTCATGCTTTGCGCAAATTCACACATGGGCACGGCTGCGCCGCCGATATAAACCGTTATATCAAAATCGCCAAAGCCTTGCGTTTGGTTGCCTTTGAATTTGAATTTTCGCGTGGCATGGTGTTGGGTAAAACCATATTGCAACAAGCTGCCTGTAAGCGGGCGGTTTTGGCTAAAAGCCAACCCAATCAGGCTGCCAGCCAGCGTGCTTTGTTGGGCAAAGCCTAAATCCAATAGACTGCCTGCGATGGGATGGCGTTGGGCAAAGGCAAATTGCAATAAATCGCCACTCATATATTGCGGGTTGTATTGAGTAAAAGCCCATTGGATAAGCGCACCGCTCAATGTTGGGTTTTGCGCCATGATTTTCTCGCTTTAAAAAAGCCCCACAAGGGGGCGTTTTGCATTAAGGTAACAACACATCGTGTTTCAGGCTTTGGAACTTGAAGCCCACTTTGCCCGAATAATTGCCGTCTGCTTCGCCCGAATAGCTAAATGCGGAAACGGTGCATTGATAGCCACGAACGCGCTTGCCTTTGGGTTGGCGAAATTGGAAATAGGTATCAGTTTGGTTTTGCCCCATTTCCTCCAATTTCAGGTGCAGCTCTTTATCCATGCTCCAATAAATATTCATGCTGCCTTCACCTGCTTTAACCGTGCCCTCTTCGTGCGAGACTTCATCGCAGTTGGTGGTTACGTTTTCATAGTCCACACTAAATGGTGTGATGTCTATGTCTTTGGCTTCGCACAAACCCGACATTTCTGCTTTGGCGTAAACCAGTTTGGCTAAATCGGCAGCGGATAGCAGCGAAAAATCGGGGCGCGAAACGGTAAAGGTGTTTTCATCGCTTACCGCCACGCTGAAATAGCCGCTGGCGGTGGAATAGTCTGTGCCGCTTAGGAAAATCACATCGCCTGTTGCCAAACCGTGTTTTGCGGATGTGAACACGGGGGCGCGTGGGTCGGTGCGCTCTATCTTGCTGGGCGTAACCGTTTGCGTGGCATAGCCTAGCGCGATTTTGATTTGGGTTTGGTTGAATTTAATAGCTCGTGCCATTGTTTTACTCCATAAAAAAAGCCCCTTAAGGGGCAAAAATAGCCTTTTCAGGCTGCCTATTCGTCCACGCGATAGCTCCATATTGCTACATGGGCTTTGGTGGCGTAATCAAAACTGTATTGGGTGGGGTTGTCTTGCTCCAAGCCTGCCGCCGCGCACACGGCTTTGATTTGCGCCACCAGCGCGGCGCGTTCTTTGGGATAAGGCGCAAACAGCGTGAGGCGGATTTCAGGCTGCTCATCATAGCCGCAATTAGTGCTGCGTTTTTGCGCGCCGATGCGTTGGTAAAACAGCGCAGGCAGCGGCGTGTTGTTGGGCAGATGTTCAGGGAAAACGCCCAACAAGGGGGATAACAGGGCGTAAATTTGCTGTTCGGCGGTCATATTGCATTTCTCACAGCTTCTTGAATCGCTTGTTTGATGATTTGCTCAATTTGCTTTTTATTGGCTTTAAAAGTTGGCTCAATAAAAGGCTGCGCCTGCGTACCAGGATGTTGCCATGTGTTGCCGTTTTTCAGCGTGATTTCGTGCGGCGATGTGCCGTATTCCAAAAAGTGGGCAATGTAGCCGATGCCGTGCACATCCGCGCCGCGTTTGAAGGTGATTTTGTGACAGGATGCGGCGTTGCGTTTGCGCTCGGATTCGGGGATGTATTTGATAATCAGGGCGCGCGCTAAATCGCCTGGGCTGCGCGTGATGCGTGTGCCGTCGCCAAGGGTTACGCGGTAGGCTTGGGCGGCGCGCGGCGTGTTTTTGATGATTTCGTTGCGCAAAAAATCTGCGGCGCGGGCGGTGGCGGCTCTGCCAACTTTGCCGCGTATCTCATCGGGCAAGTGTTCTAGGTGCTGGATTAGCTGGTCTAGCCCTTTTACAGTCATGTTTTTGCCATAACGGGACATAGTGTTGCTCCTGTTGATGGGATGGATATATCAAGAAAATAGGTTTAAAAAATGGGAATTTTTAACGCTATTTGCCTTCGCCTGCTTGCAGGTTGGCGACTATATCGGTGTATTCGCGGTTTTGCTCGTCATGCAAAATGGCGAGAATGGCGTAGATTTGCCCGCGAAAAATGATGCGCATTTGGTGGGTAATGCGGCGGTTAAGGCGAATGCGGAATGATGCGGCAACGCTGTGTAAATCCACGCCTCCTGCTTGGTATTCTTTGCCGCTGGGGAAGCGGATATTTGCCCACACGGTGCTTTCAGGCTGCCATTCGATGATTTCTGCGCCGTAGTCATCGCGGCGAATAATGGGGCGTTCTATTTGGATGCGTTGCGTAAGGTTGCTGGCTTTCATGGGGCATCCTTTACACGGCAACAGGGGTGCGATAGGGGGTAAGCAAGGCTAAAACAGGTTGTGGCAAATACCATTCGTTGCCTTGCTCGGCGTTGCGGTTGTTGTCCCAATAGCCGATTAGCAGCAAGGCGGCTTGTTTAATGGTGGCGGTGTCTAGGTCTTGATTGGGGTCGCAATGGGTTTTGATGGCTTGCTGGGCGGCATCCAGCATGATTTGCAAGGCGGCATCGTTATCGTCGCTGTCGTAGCGCAGATGTGCTTTGACTTCTTCTAGGGTGAGCATGGCGTTGTCCTTGATAAAAAAGGCAGCCTGAAATTTTCAGACTGCCTCTTTGGGGTCAAACGGGTTATTTTGCGCATCGCGCTTGGCGAGCGCGGCGAGACTGTAATTCTGTTGCTGCATATATGGCGTGTCGCCGCCTGCCACGGCGGGCAAGCCTTGTTTGCTGCGGGCTTCGTTGATGGTAAGCACGCTGGCTTTTACCCCATCGGCGATGACTTGCATTTGGCTTTGCGCATCCATGCGTATGAGGCTGTGCAAGTCAAATTCGGCGCGCGCTTCGCCTAATTCGTTAGACAACAAGGCTTCAATTGCTTCGATTAGGCTTTGCAGGCAGCCTGAATAATACAATTCGTTCAAATCAGACACTTTCATGCCTGCTGGCAGACTGCCAAAACCAATCAGAAAGGCGGGCATGTGAAACGCGCTGCACACGATTTCTGCCGACAAGCGCAGTTGCTCAATCAACTGGCTATCCACCGCGTTCACAGTAAGCTGCTGATAGCTCATACCATCGCCCAGCACGGCGGTTTTGCCGATTTTGCCGTTGCTATACGCGTCGTTCCACGCTTGGGCAAGGGCTTGGGCTTTTTCGCGGTCTATATGCCCTGGGGCGGTTAAGATGCCGCTGGGCAAGGCGCGATTGCTAAAAAAGTGTCGGCTGCTCTCTTGGATGGCTAAACCATTCCCTGCCGCGATGTTGCACGCCATAATCGGCGGCAGCCCGACGAGCGGATGATAAAAGCAATTCCAGCGGTCGTGGATGATGTCTTCGGCGGCAAAAAGGGCGGTGTATTGGATGTTTGCCAATTTGTCGCCGCCCACTTGATACCAAACCGCGCCTGTCTCATCTATCATGGGCTGCACAAGGTCGGCATTTAACACATAAAGGGCATTTACGCTGCCTTTAATGTCGCGCTGCTTGTAGATATAAGCGTTGCCGTTTAATAGCTTGCTGCTTAACCAGCATTCAAAGAATTGCTGCACGGTTTGATAAGGATTGGGGCGTACAAGGTAATCCGCTACGGCTTTTTCTACCCAAATGTCTTTTTGTTTGACTTTGGTTAAAAGTGGCAATTTGCTGATGTCGTGGGCAATTTTGGACACGCAGGCAAACACGGCAAAAAAACTATGAATGTTGTCTTGATTTGCGCGCGGGGCGAAGTCTTGAAAACCAACGCCAAAGGCGCGCATCCAGCCATGCGTGGGCACGCTTTGCATGGATTTTGGCGTGAACAGTCTGCTTAATAATCCCATGATTTAGCCTTTTTGCGTAGTTTTAGGGGCTTTTTTTGGTGTTTTTTCTACTTTTTCGGCAATTTTAAGCAAAATTAACACATAGGCTTGGGCTTCGGTGATGTCTTGAATATCGCCTGCTTGGGCATTGTGGGTGGGGGTTAAATAGCGGATTTCCATGTTTTATCCTTTTCAGGCTGCCCCAATAGCGCATTCGTTGATGCTGATGGCGAGTTGCGGGGTCTGTCCTGCGTTGTATAGGTCGTTTACGGCGGAAGTGATGCGCACATAAATAGCGATGGCTGCGCCGCCTTTGAGTTCTGCGCCCAGCGATAACGCGCCGCCCGCGGTTGCGCTGTCTAGCCCTGCTTTGGATAGGGCGAGTTTGATTTCGCTGGGAGCGTGGCGTTTGCCTAGACACGTCCACACGGCTGTGCCATCGGCTATGGTTGCGCCCACGGTGGTTAAAAAGTGTGGTGGGGTGGCGGTTGTGCCTGCGGTGGTGCATTGATAAAGGTAGCCGTTGCCGCCTGCTGGCTCTACGATTGCGCCGACGGCATAGGCGGTGTTGTCGGCGCGGTCGGCAAGGGCATCGGTTACGCTTAGCGTAATGTTGTCTATGCCGCTGTTTTTGGCGGTGCGCAAAGTGTAGGCTTTGTTGGGGCTGCCAAAATACATCACCAAATCTATGCTGCCGCCTGCCGCATCAAAGTTTAGGGTTTGAAAGCGGCTGCCATTGCCTTGGCTGCCGTATTCGGTGGTCATGGCTTCGTTTTGCCAGAGTTTGAACATGGGTTTTCCTTTTAAACTGGGTCAAAATCATCAAAAAAATCTTGCCCGCTTGTTTCGTCCGCTTTGCGCAGCAAAAAGTCCTCAAACACGCCTTTGTAGCCGCCCATTGCCTGCGCCACGATATAGGCGGTTTGCGCGGAGTAGATTTCGGCGCGGCGGGTGGGCAGCATGTGTTCGGCGGCGTAGGCGGCGTAAAGTTGCAAGTCGTATTCGCTCATGCAGCGGATTTCAGCTAGGGTTTTGCCTAGGTTGAGCGATAGGTCAATCAGGAAAGTTTGCCTATCGCTAAGCGGTTTTTTGGGGTTTGGCTGGATAGCGCGGCTTCTACGGCTTGCTGCCATTCTTGGCGGATGCCAAAGGGCAGTTTTTGCAACATTGCCATTTGTTCGGTATTGTCGCTGTCAAACAGCCATTGCCCTTTTTCGTCGTAAAAATCCAGCGCGGCGAGTCGTTCGGATAAATAGGGGTCGTTGGGGTATTTATTGCGCAGTTCTTGTGCGCGTTCGCTTACGGCATTCAGGCTGCCTACGGTGTGGATTTTGACGTGCATGCCGTCGTAGCCTGCGATGGGAATAAGTTGTTCGCCTTGTTCGGCAAGATGGGATAGGGTTTGCAGTAAGTTTTTGTTCATGGTATTTCCTTTAATTACAATCAAATAGAAAACCCCGAAAGCTGGAACTTCCGGGGTTTTTAGGCTTAGCTTGTATATTCAATATACGCAGCGGCTAGTGGGCGGCGTTTTGCCCATGTGATGAAGCGTTCTACGCGCACGGCGAGTTTGTTCTCTTGCCATAGGTTGTGCGTGTTCGCGCCATCAACCAGCGTAGCGGTGTCGTTGAAGCTCACATCTACGCCGCCGTCTTGGGCAACTAGCAACTCGCTCATTTTCACCAGAATAATGTGGTTGCCGACGGCTTGGCTGGTTACTACGGGCACGCCGAGCAAGTGGCGGCTGCCGCCTGCAAATGCCATGCCTTCAAAGTAGGTTCTGCCCAGCGCGTCGCGCAACAAGGCGAGTTTCATGGCGCGGGTTTCGCTCATAATGAAATAGCTGTTGTCGGCGGAGAGGTTGTTTTTGGCAAATTCGCTAAGCAGGCTCAACAGGTCGGCTTCCACCTTGTCGGCGGTGTCGCCTGTACTGGTGATTTTGGTTGCGCCATTCAAAATACCTGCTGGGCGAGTGTCGTTTTTGGCTTGGTCATCCAAAAAGGTTTTATCCACCAGCGCGGTAGCGGCGGCGATTAAGTCGTCGCGGATGAGTTTATCAATGGCGGGGTCGGCGCGGCGCAGCAATTCTTGGGTGTACACGGTAATTGCGGCGAGTTCGTGTTCGCCCACTTCAACTTGCCCAAAGGTGGGGTTGGTGAGCGGTTTTTTCTCGCCTTCGCCTACCCATGATGCAATGCCACCTGTGAGCTGCCCATTGATTTTCACGTTAAACGGCACGGCATGATAGCCTTTGAGTTTGTCAAACACGCTGGCATTGCGCAGTAGTTCTACAAAGTCGGCGGTGTATACATGGGGTTCTACGAGAGGCTTAGCAAAGCCTGTGTCGGTGGTTGTGCCAAGGGCGGCTTTGGTAAATTCTACTACGCTGTCGTTGTAGCCCAGCTGTTTGGCGGCATCAACTGGGGAGAGGTAATTGCCGTTTTTGAGTTCCAACGCGGCATACATTTTGGCGCGCGCGTATTGGGCAAAAGCAATACCTTTTTCCAGCTCGCCGAGGTTTTGTGCTTTGACGATGCCTGCGCTTTTGCCTTTTTCTGGGGTATCGCCTTGCACGGGGGTGACATTTTGCTGGGCGGCTTTTTCTGCGGCAACCAGTTTTTCTAGCCGTGCTTGGTTGGCTTCCACCACTTCAATCTCGGCTTCTAGGGCTTTGATTTGGGCTTCTTGCGCTTCGTCTGGCGTTGCGCCTTTCGTTACCGCTTGGCTCATAATCTCGCCGATTTTGGCTTGTTTTTCCGCCAATGATTGATTCACGGCGGCGAGCATTTCTGCATAGTTCATAGTTTGACTCCTTGCCCGATAATGGGCAGTTTTACGGTTAAGTGAGATGAAGCGGATGCTTCGCTTTGCGCTTTGGTGGGCGCGATTTCTGCCGCCGTGGGCGGCGAAATGGGTTCAGGTTGCTTTTCAGGCTGCCCTAATGCGGCAGCTTTAATGGCGGTGATGGTGGCTTCGCTGTTGGCGGGGATGGTTACGGCGGAGAGTTCGTGCCAGTCCCATTTGGTGAAGTGGATGCCGCTTTCGGTGTAGGCGTATTCTTTGCCGCGAAAGCCGATGGATAAGCCTTTAACCAAACCGCTTTTAATGCTGTGCCATGCTTCGTCTAGCCGCTCTTTGAGCTTGCCGTTTTCGTTGATTTGGGCAAGGTGGATTTCCACTTCTATGCCTTTATCGCTCACACTGGCGGCAACGACTTCGCCGATGGGTTTGTCGCGTTGGTGTTGCCATAGAAATGGGATGGGCAGGGCGAAGCTTGCGCCGCTGGGCTCTACAATGTCGCCGTCGCGGTCTAGGGTTTGGGTGGTGGCAATGCCTTTGATGATGCGCTCGTCGCTGCTTTCGCTGGCTTCTTTGAGTTCAAATTTGCCGTAGGCTTTGGTGTATTGGTTCATGCTGTCTCCCATAAAAAAGCCGCCCTTGGGGCGGTTTAGTTTTGGCTGCGCCTAAACGTGTTTTCAGGCTGCCTAAATGAAGTGGATTTGGTAATCGGCTTGCTCGGGTGCTGCTTCGCGGCTGGCAACGCCCATTGCCATGGCTAGGGCGACAATGCCGTCGATGCGCCCTGTGGATTTGGCTTTTTCAAATTTGCGGTTGTTGGCGGCATCAGCGATGATGCGGGCGTTGTGCACGCACATATTCAACACGGGGTTGCCGTCGTGGCGGAATTTGTTGTTAAAAATGGCTTCTTCTAACGCTTCTATGCCGACGGTGGCATCTTTGAAGCCCTGCCCCCATTCCACTAGGGGCAGCTCTATGCCGTTTAGGGCTTTTTTGAATACGTCTATCCGCCAGCGGTCGTAGGCGATGGCACGGATGTTGTATTGCTCGCATAGGGTGATGATGCGTTCGGCGACTTCGTTGTAGTCTATGGTTGCGCCGCTTAATGGGGTTAAATAGCCTTGTTTTGCCCAGACTTCGTAGGGGGCGCGGTCGGTTTTGGCGCGCTCAGCGAGGGTGGCGCGGGGTGTCCAATACTCGCCTTGGGCGTGCCAGATGCCGTTGTGTTGGGCAACGAGGACAAAGGCGGTTAGGTCGTTGCGTGCGGATAAGTCTAAGCCTGCATACACTTCGCCGTGTTCAAAGGCAGCCTGAAAGTCGTGGTTTGGGGCTTGTTGGCATTTTTTCCATTCGCTGACGGGGATAAAGGGGGCGATGGGGTTCACGCGCTGGTTGAGGTTGAGATTGCGGAAGGTGTTTTCAAAACTGGGCAGGCGTTTGGCTTTTTGGGCGAGGCTGCGCATGTCGTCTAGGCTGCGGAAGCTGCCCAATGCGGGGTTGGCGGCTTGCCATGCGGTCTCGTCTAGTAGGTCGCAGTCTTCGGGGGCGCTGTAAACGTGGCAGATGGTTTGTTGGTCGTTGCCGCTTTGGGCGTCGTCTATCAGCAGGGAAAGCAAGTCGTCGTCTTTGGGGGCTTGGGTGCTGATGTTAATCATCAAGGGAGCGGCGTGTGCGCCTTGACTGGTAAGCAGGGCGTCGTAAAAGTCGTTTTGGCTGCCTTTCACTTGCCCCACTTCGTCAAAAATAATCAGCACGGGGGACAAGCCTTGGGCGGTTGCGCCGTCGGCGGCAATGGCTTTGTATTCTACGTTCATAGGCAGCCCGATTAGGCTTTTGCTGGATGGGATGACTTTGATGATTTTTTGCAAGGTGGGGTTTTGCATCACCATTTTTTGCGCCAGCTTAAACACAAGGGCGGCTTGCTCGCGGCTCATTGCGCCCGACACGATTTGGCTGTTTTGCACGGCAGCAGGTCCTACCAAGTGTGCTAACAATAAGCCCGCAATTAGGGCGGATTTGCCGTTTTTGCGGGCGATGCTCAAGATGGCGGTTTTTGTGCGAGCTGGGTTGTCGTACACATCTAGGATGAAGCGTTTTTGGAAATCATCCAGCTGGATTTGCTGCCCCACTTTTTCGCCTTCGGGGACGTTGAGGCATTCTATGAATGCGATGATTTTTTCGCCTAGGGTCATCATACTAGTTTACCGTGTTGATGAGGTCGTTCAGGTCGGGTTTCAGGCTGCCTAGGGTGGTTTGGGCTTCGCGTTGCTTGCTGGCGCGTTTGGCGCTGTCTTCGCTTCTGCCGACGGTGGCTTCGGCATGGATGTGCAGTTTCACGGAATAGGTAATGCTCAAGCGCGATAGGGTTTCTAGGCGACGAATAGCGGGGTTGTCTATCGGTGTACCGCGCTCGTTCACTATGGTTAAGCCGTTGGTGGCAATGTCGGCATGGCTGTCGGCGATGTATTGCATGGTTTTGGACAAGTTCCATGCGTGCAGTTTGTCTATGGCTGTCCATTCGTCCAGCGGGCGCGCGCGGATGATGGCGTTCCAGTAGTACATCTCGGCTTCGCTTAATGGCATGGGCGGCTCTACGGTGGCTGCGCTGGCAGCAAAGGCGGCGACGGCGGCGGCTGTGCTGTCGCTACGGGGGCGTTTTTTGGCTGTCATGGTAATCTTTCTCGCGCGCGCACGCGCGTAGGGGCGTTTTTACGGTTAGCGTTTTAAGAAAGTTGCGCAGACGGTTAGGAGCGGCAACGTCCCAATTTTGGCGACTACCCCCCCCGCATTCAACCAAGGTGCATCGCCCACATCACAAGCGCGATTGAGCCGCTCACAGCCAAGCTCAAAATAGACGCACCAATGCAAAAGTTCATAAAGGGCGTATCCATTACTCATCTCCATTAATAGGGTAGCCATCCAATCCAAACACAACCAGCTTCTCGCCACGCGCTTCTTCACGCGCTTTGATGCTGTCGTGGCAGGATTTGCATAATGGCTGCCAGTTATCACTATCCCAAAACAATTCCATATCGCCTTTGTGCGGCTTGATATGGTCAACTACGGTGGCGGCGGTTACCCTGCCTTGTTTCCGGCAATACACACATAAGGGATGCTTCAATAAGAAATAGTGCCGCGCCTTTTGCCATCGGCTGCCGTATCCGCGCTCACCACTGTTCTTGCCTGCGCGCCAGCTTTTACCATTTTCCTTTTGGGCATTGCTCATTTTCTAGCTTCACTTTCTCGCGCACGATACAACCACAAGCGGCACAGGTATCAAGCAACGATACATCCGCGCCTTTGGGCAGTGGATGATAGCGTTTCAAATCATCACAGGATGCACATTGCGCCAGCCTATCCTTGCGCGTGGCATCATCCACCTGCTCTATATGCAGTATGTTTTTTGCCAGCCCAATTGCGCCATGCACAACTTTATCGCCCCAACTTCTGTTGCACGAATCGCACATGTTTACACTCCAACAAAAAAAGCTGCCCAAAGGCAGCTAAAAAACAACAAAAAAGTTGCATATAACACTTGCAAACACAACATAAATGTTGTATTATTCAGTCATCTCAACAACGAAAGGCAGTTATGTGAAATACAACGAATTCAAACGATGGCTCAAAGCGCAAGGCGTAGAATTTACCACCCAGCGCGGCAGCCACATCTTAATCAGGTTAAACGGCAAAACATCCGTTTTCCCCGACCACGGCGCAAAAGAAATCGGCACTGGGTTGGTAAACAAGATTAAGCGCGATTTAGATTTGAAGTAACCACAAAGGCAGCCCGAAAGGGCTGCTATCTGCCACAAGGAAAAACCATGTTAGCTTATCCCTACGATTTAACCCAAGACGACAACGGCGAATGGTTGGTAACGTTTCCCGACATTCCCGAAGCCGCCGCCACAGGCGAGGACAAAGAAGCTGCCGTGATTGAAGCCATGGACGGTTTACTCTGCGCCCTAGATGGCTATTTCGCCGACAAACGCATTATTCCTGCGCCCAGCCGTGCCAAAAAAGGGCAAGCAGTATTAACCTTGCCAGCCCTGCCAACTGCCAAAATCCTGCTGCTCAACGAGATGCTTTCGCAGGGCGTGAAAAAAGCAGAAATGGCACGACGGCTAAACGTCCACATGCCCCAAATTGACCGCCTGCTAGACTTGCGCCACAGCACCAAACTGGAATTTGTGGAACAAGCCGCCGTGCAATTGGGCAAACGGTTGGATATTGCAATGGCAGCCTGAAACGGCTCACAAAAGCAAAACCCACCAAGACGGCTGCGGCTCTTGGTGGGTTTTAAGTTGGATTGTTTAAACGCAAGGCGCAATCAAAGCCTTTCACATAAAGGCGCGGCAAATCCGCTAGCGCGATAAAAAAACAGCCGCTGCAATAGTCGTTTTTGCAGGCAAACAAAAATGGAGAAAGCCACCTAAACGTAACTTTCTCCGAAATATAGCAAAATTGTATCAAAAAGTTACCACTTTATCAATGCTCAATAATCCCTTTTTCCCTAAAACATTCTTGCAATTTAAACCGTGCGACACGCTCCCAATTCGCCAAATGATTGCTGATGCGCTCGCGCCTGCGTGTAAAGGTCATATTTGGCAAGTCATATTTATCCATAATCGCCACCCGCTTAGGCATCTCGCTGTAAATATGACGCAATATATCCGCCGCCAAATACACATCATCGCAAATCTTGTTGGCAACCAGCACGCCCGCGATAATCAGCAAACCGTCCAGCTTGCCATATTGACACTCCACCACCGCCACCAGCAAGGGGCTGTCAAGGCAGCCTGAAACCTGCGAGCGTATCATCGCCGCGTTAGCGTGCCATTCTGCCTGCGTGAAGCCGCTGCTGCTGGGGCAATCACCCTGAATATGGTTAATCACGCTTGCCGTGTTACCGCGCGGCTCAATCATCACGCTGCTGATTTTGTACACCTGCGATAGGCACTCATCCAAATTACGATACATTCCGTTCCTTTCTCCAACGTTCCCAATACTCATCCGCTTTCGCCTCAAACCAAGCCGCCGCATCCTCGGTAACAAGCCCGTTCGCCGCCAACACATACGCTTCGCCGTGCTGATGCTGCATGGCATGTTCCGCGTGCGTCAGCGGCACCCCCGAAAACGCTGGTTTGATTCCCACGCCGCTGCCGCGCGACACACGGCGCACATGGGCAAACTCGCAGCGCCCTTCTCCATCCACCCATTCCGAAAAGCAGCCTGAAATACAACTTGGCTGCCGCCGCACCCACGCCCGAAAATCTTTATCAGTATTCAAAAATCACTCCTTGCTCGGCTGCCCATGCTTCAATCCGCGTTTGGTAATCCGCCATCTGTTGCGTGTTCAGCTTGGTTGTTGATAATCCGATTTTTTGGATTTCGCCGCTGGGCAACACCCGCTCATCGCAGCCGATAAATTGCTGTTTAAAATATTCGTGCCATGTGTCCGCATCGTATCGCCGCCCATCCAACCAAACCTGCTCGGCAATTTGGTTATACAAGCTCCACAAGCGGCGGTTTTGCTCATAGCTGCGCTTGGCTTTATACGGGCGGATAACCACTTCCAAATCGCCATGCGCCGCCAGTAGCTCGGGAACAATGTTTTTGTACAAGTTTTCAAACAAAGGGCGTTGGTTGGACACTTGTAGGCGGAATTTGCGTTCATTCATGTTTATTTTGACAGCGTATGTGCTATCATGCTCCTATGAAAATCGTTATAGACACCAATATCCTAGTGGGCGCGTGCATGGGTTCGCGCGGTTCAAATCGGCTGATTGCCGCTTGCTTGCAACAACGGTTTACCCCGCTGGTTGGCTCTGCCCTGTTGGCGGAATACGAAGACGTGATTGCGCGGGAAAATGTGTTTTCAGGCTGCCCTTTAAACCTTGCCGAGCGCAACCAAGTGCTCAATGCGCTGCTTTCCGTTGCCCAATGGACACGCATTTACTACCTTTGGCGACCGAATTTGCGCGACGAAGGCGACAACCATGTAATAGAACTTGCCGTAGCAGGGCGCGCGCAATACATCGCCACCCGCAACCTAAAAGATTTTGCACGCAGCCAACTACTCTTTCCCGAAATCAAAATCTGCACCCCTGAAACCCTATTGGAGGAAATATGACTACCGTAACCCTACGCATTCCCGATGAAAAACACAGCCGCCTGCGCCTGTTAGCCGAATCGCGCGGCATGAGCGTAAACAAGCTGATGGACGAAGCCGCTACCGTGATGCTGGCGGAATTTGATGCCGAAAACCGCTTTAAAACCCGCGCCGCTTTGGGCGATATTCCCACCGCGCTTGCCCTGCTGGATAAAGCCCTAGCCTGAAAGCAGCTCAATCTCCACCCGCGCTGCCGCCTTGTTCTGCGCCTTGGTTTTTTTAAGATGTATTTCGTCAAACAGCGCATCATCCACGCCGATGGCTTGCGCCATGCCGTCCAATGCAGGCTTCATGGCGGCGAGTAGGTTGTCCAAATCACGCTTACGGTTGTCAGGCGTGTAGAACGTGATTTTTAAACCGCCGCCTGTGTATTTCAGGCTGCCTGAAAGCAAATAGGCTTCTTGGCGGGCTTTGGCTTTGGCTTGCTGCGTGGTTGCCCAATGGTGCCCGTGTTTGCGGTTAGGCATTAGGGCGGGGGCGGGATAGGGGAGTGTGATTTTGTTCATTTCAGGCTGCCTTTTTCAATTCACTTTCAACTAATACCGCGTATCCCGCAATATCCGTCCAGTTATCCACATAATCAGGGTCTCCATTCAACACCCGCGCGATTTTGTGGCAAATCATCTCTAAACTTTCCTTTTGGCTTGCGCTTAATGCGTGCCATTTTGGGGCGGCGTGGAGCGTAGCTTTCAGGTTTTGGGTTAATTGTGCGTGGTTCTCAAATTTGCCGTAGCGCGTTTCACGTTCATTTAATAATTCATTTACTTGCATTTTTCAGGCTTTCATCTTTCGCCAAATAATTCATCAACGGTTCTAAATCCAGTGCAATCTTGGAGGCTTCTGCTTCGCTTTTCGCATTCATCCAACGCTGTTGCAATTCATCCGCGCGGCGTTGGTAGTATTCCAAGCAGATTTGTTTGTATTCATCCATTAAGCTGCTCCACATACGCTTTGCGCTTGGCAATCTGCGCGGCATCGGCAGCCTGAAACCGCCCATTACTGCATTCGCTGCGGCAGGGGATAAACCGCCACGCTTCCCCTTTTTTGCACACCACCGATGCCGATTTCCAACCCCAGTATTCCGCCGCCGCGCGAAAGTCGGCGTGTTGGCAGTTGAGGCAAGTTTCAGACGGCATGGCGCACCCCTTTCAAATTTTCCAAAATGCGCGAAGTTTGGGTTAAATCCCGCCGGTCGC